TACATACTCTTTCATTTTACTGTATATACTGAGTGTCTTACCTGAATTCCAGAGGTCTAGAAGGTAAGATACAGGATGTAGAAAATTTAGTAGTTTAACTGTTTTATTGTTCATAGGATAGTCTTTGACTACCATATGTTAACCTGACCTGTCTGTATATATTACGTATGTCTAGAAATATATGCTGGTAATTCTTTACAGAAACCCCAGTAAGTATGGGCGTTAGCGGGCATTAGGGGTAGATGTTTGACCTAACATGTTCTAAAGTCCTTGGGTACTGCCTTTGTCTTTCTAGTGTACTGTCTCGCCAGTCAGCAGCTTTCCGCATCCCGATTGCAACTTCACCTGTAACAAAATACTTGTGTTAAGTGTTTGTAATAAACAGGACTATACCATATAATTCTCACTATACAAACATCTAAAGAAAGATAGTTAAATGTCACAAAATGTAATCTGTATTGCAGAGGGTTGTAGGAAGAAATTAACAGGCAGACAGCGTAAATTTCACTCTACTACCTGCCAAAAACGACAGTTTGCAAGAGACAAAAGACATAACACAAAGGCAGACATAAAACCTATTAATATAGAACGTAAGTCTGACGATGGTGATTATGCTAGTGTTAGAAGGGGTCAGTATTACCAAGCTTTTGTAAGTGAGGGAATAGCTGACCAGGTTGCAACAGGCGACATGACGGTAGCTGATGCGGCTTCCCTCCTTGGTTGCACTTCAGCTACTGTTAGTCGCATGCTCGCTGCCTACAAGATAGACAGTAGAAACTCTATAGCTGCAGAAGATTGGGAACTATCAGAAGAAGCTAAGGATGCATTAGAAAATTTCGCTACCTTCCGACAAAAATACTTCCGAACCGAACTAGGTAAACAGTATGACACCGCGCCTTTTCATACTAACTGGATAAATAACATTATAGATAGCATAGAAAACGGTAAAGAACTGTTAATACTAAGCCCCCCTAGACATGGAAAGACTGAACTGTTAATACACTTTGCTGTATATCAGATATGCAAGAACCCTAACACACGTATCATGTGGGTAGGTGGCAACGAAGATATAGCTAAGAATGCCCTTAGCGCAGTCCTAGACGTGCTTGACACGAACGAAGAACTCAGAGATGCATATTGTGTACCAGGTACATCTTTTAAGCCAGATAACCGCTCTGGTAAGAACTGGTCACAGAATCAATTTACTGTAGGTACACGTACTGTTGCAGGTATTAAATCACCAACAATGGTAGCTGTAGGTAAAGGTGGAAAAATATTATCTCGTGACTGCGATATTATTATTGCTGACGATATTGAGGACCACCAAACTACACAACAACCAGGTGCTAGAGAAAGTACTAGACAATGGTGGACTACTACCCTATCAAGTCGTAAAGAGGAACACACAGCTGTAATTGTTATTGGTTCTAGACAGCACCCTGATGATTTATATAACCACCTTTTAGAATCAGATAACTTTACAACAATAGTAGAAACAGCACATGCTATAGATTGTCAAATACCAGAACACAATGAAGAAGAACATGTTGATTGTATGTTATGGGCTAACAAACGTTCTTTTAAATGGTTAATGTCTAGGTTGCATTCTGCTGAATCAACAGGTGGTAGACAGACATTCGAGATGGTGTATTACAACCAAGCTTATGTAGAGGGTACACAGATATTTACTATGAATATTATTGACCAATGTATGCGTGCAGATATGGTTATGGGACAAAAATATAATAATTTATATTTAGTTGCTGGACTTGACCCTGCATCATCTGGTTACCAAGCATCTGTATTATGGGGAATAGACCAATACAGAGCTGAGTTATACCTTATAGATTTAGAGAATAAACGTGGTGGGGGAGTGAGAGCTGCCTTAGACCAAATGGCTGACTGGTTACACAGGTATGATTGTAGACATTGGATAGTAGAGGAAAACGGTTTTCAATCTGCAATTAGACAAGATGCAGGCATTAAAGAATTTACACTACGTAGTGGTATTACTATACAAGGACACTTGACAGGTAAAAACAAACATGACCCACTATATGGTGTAGGAGCTATGGCTGATTTATTTGAAAATAGAAAAATACACTTACCTACTGGTGATGGAGAATCTAATGCAAAGGTACAGAAATATCGACAACAACTGTTATACTTTGATGGAAAACCTGTTTCTAAGCGAAACAAGGAAAAAACTGATATAGTTATGGCTAGTTGGTTTCCGATGAAGGTTTTTAGGCGTATGCAAAAAGAGCATGCTGCTGATATAGGATTGGATTACAACCCTAGTTATGGAGAATACAAAATGACAGATATGAATGACGCACCATGGGGATAGAAAACTTAGACATTAAATCTTATAAAGAGATTGTTAAAAATGCTTCAGAGTTAACTTCTGGAAAGCTAGTGCAAGAAAGACAAGTTTCTAAAGCTAGAATAAAAGCTATTTTAAATGGTGGTGCAGATGGAATTAAAGCATTACTAGGTAACACAATGGAAACCTCCGATGCTGATTTACTACCAGCTCCTAACATGTTGCAGTCTGGTATTGACCGACTTGCACAAAAGATTTCAGGTATACCTCAAGTACGAGTAGATGTACCTAATGATAATGATTCTACTAGAAGTAAAATGCGTGCTGATAAACTAGAACGTATTGTTACTAACTATGATGACAAACAAAATCTAAATTTACAATTAGCACAAGCATCTAGGTGGTTACCTGGATATGGTTTTTGTGCATGGGTTATAACAACTAAAAGAGATACTAATGGATTTATATATCCATCAGCAGAACTTAGAGACCCATACGATACATTTCCAGGAAACTTTGGACCTGACCAACAACCAAGAGAAATGGCTGTAGTAAGACGTGTACCTAGGTATAAACTTGCACAAATCTATCCAGAGTTTGCTAACGAAATATTAAAAGTAGATGAAGACGAAACAGCTGATAATAATTATTCAGAAACAGCTACACCGTTTATGTCTTATGAAAATAACAGAGAACAAGGTTGGGAAGACAACACATACTCTGGTGTAAGAATTATTGAATATTATGACATGGGTGGTACTTATGTAGTATTCCCAGAACGTAATATGATTCTTGACTTTATACCAAACGTATTGTCAACACCACCGTTTGTGTTTATGAAACGTATATCTTTTGACCATCTAAAAGGACAATATGACCATGTAATTGGTTTAATGTCTATGATGGCAAAAATTAATATTATGTCTTCGATAGCCATGGAAGATGCAGTATTTACAGAAACTAACATATCAGGAGAGATAGAATCTGGACAATACAGAAAAGGTAGATTTGCAGTAAATTATCTAGCTCCAGGTACGCAAGTTTCTAAACCAATGAATAACATGCCGTATCAGTTATTCCAACAAGTAGATAGATTGGAAAGACAGTTACGTATGGTTGGTGGTTACCCAGTTACTGACGACTCACAGTCACCTAACTCTTTTGTTACTGGTGCAGGGCTATCAGAACTTAACTCAACTATGTCATTAATGATTAATGAATATAGAGAAATAGTTAAACAAGCATTAGAAGACATGGACTCTAAGAGATTAGAGCTTGATGTAGTCTTATCTTACTCACAGGGAATTGCAAAGAAACCTATGGCAGGTTTTCTTAAAGGTTCTGCATTTAGTGAGAACTATAAACCATTAGCTGATATTGCTGGTGACTACAATACTAGACGTATTTATGGTGTTATGGCTGGATTTGATGAGCCACAAAAAATTGTAACAGGTTTGCAATTGTTACAAGCAGGTGTTATAGACGTAGAAACATTACAAGATAACATTGATGGTTTAGAAAACATAGCTAAAGTACAGGAACGTATTAGAAAAAATAAAGCAGAAGGTGTTTTATTTGATTCAATACTAGCTAGGTCAGCACAAGGTGACCCTGCAGCAACAATGGCAGCTATTGCTATTTATGAGTATCCAAACGAAGTTACTGAAATTATGAAACAGTTTTATACTCCTGAAGAACCACAGATGACACCTGAACAAGAAGCTTTAATACAACAACAGATGGCACAAGCGATGGGAGGACAAGGTGGACCGCCAACAATGGCACAAGCATTTGGAATGTAATATGGAAGAATTTGTCGAAGCAGAGTTTTGGGATATGGTTTATAACGAATACGGTGTTATGGACGAATTAGATATATTATCTGAAAACATTACAGAAATTATTACACCTAGTAAAGGTATAATTATATTAATAACGAAAGATTTTCATAATGGCGAAAAATAGAACAAGTAATAGAGGTGGTTATAGACAACCAGCAGACCCAGCTCCAGTAGCTACACCAGATAGAAATAGAACAGATGGTGGTCCAGGTAGTAAAACACAACCTTTAAGAAGAATGCCTGGTGTTGGTTATGGCGAACAAAAAGATTTAACACAACAACAACAGATTGCACCTTTACCTGTAGCTAATCAACCTGTAGTTGCACCAAACATTTTTGCACCAACAGAACGACCTGGCGAACCAGGCACTCAAGGTGTACCAATAGGACCAGGAACAGGTCCAGTTAAAATACAAGACAACACAGACACAATTTTACAAGCTATATACGAAGTTAATCCATCACCTGTTATATTAGAAATAATCAATAATAGGCAGGGTTAATGGGTTTCATTCTATATGACCGTAATGAATATTACGATATACTTCGTGGTGCTAATCAAGATTCATTACAATCAGGACAATATAAATCTGCATTAACAAATAATCAACAAATTACAAAAGATATTGAAACTTACGCAGAAAGATTTCCAGAATTGCCTGCTGATGTATCTGCTGGACTAGCTATTGCTGGTGTACCACCAGATTATGCAGCTGTAAAAGAAATAGCACAAGATATTTCTAATAACAAAGTTGTAGCTACAGCAGGTTTATGGAACGAATTACAACAAAAATATCGATATGAGCATACTGAAAACAATATGAAGATGTCTATAGGTGATTTGTTAACAGGTGGTTTAATGCCAGGTGGAGCTAAACCAGGTGATGTTCAATACGGTGTATGGGCATTTGCTGCTTTAGATGCGTTATTTCAAACTGTAGGTCCTTCTGGTAAATGGTCAGTGTTATCTTCTACAATTAACGCTGTAACACCAGGACAACCTATGGTAGTAGGTAGGTCACAAGCATACCTAAGAGATTTAAAACAATACGATAACTTACTTAAAAAAGGTTATACACCACAAAAAGCACAAAGTATGTTGCAAATTGACCTAAGTCAAACTTCTGTAGAAAATTTAGGTAAAGATGGTGACGGTGTAGATAACATAAAGAAACACATAGATATGTTACAAGAAGCTCACGATATGGGTGGTGAACCAATATTAGCTAACATGTGGAGAAATGTAGTACAAGGTAAACCACTTAACTTTGATAGAGCTACATTAATATCTTTAGAATCTGTTAAAGCAGAAAATACACCTTACTACAAAGATTTAACAGAAAACTATGGTATGACACCAGAAAGTGCTAGAGCTTTTATATATGAAAATATAGGTGAGCCATTAAAAGAATATGACGAAAATGGTGAGATACATTACACATCTGCATATAACCCTAACAAAGTTAACTTTTATGCAGGTAGACGTAAACAAAAGTATTTCTGGGCTGGACAAGATGAACAAGATTTCTATAGACCAGAATGGGCAAACAAAGATATATTGCTTGAATACTCACCAGGTAAGATAACTGCATCAGAATTTTATGAACCAGGTTCAAGAGCGTTTGATTTGTTGTCAGGTGGTCTTGATGCTTTCTATCAGATAGGTCCTGAAGTATTTGCGGGTAAAGGTATTAGAGGTGTAAAAAACTTAAACAAAGGTTTACGTGGTGTAAACAAAGCATTTGACTTGTTTGACAATGGTAAGTTAGTTAAGTCAGGTAAAACAGTTAAGATATCTCCTAGAACGCAAGCTGATGAAATACTTCGTACTGTTGGTGATGAAATAGATGGACAAACAGGCAAAGGAGATATTAACAAATATCTAGACAATAGTGGTAGATTTATTAAAGATAAAGAGTATCGCAAAGATTTTACTTCTACTAGAAAAGCTTTAAAGAAACTTAAAAAAGAAAATACATTATTTGGTAGAGTACCTAGGTTTTTTCAAACAACACAAGATGAAATACTTAATCAACCTACTAATGTTGCATTTTTTAAGACACTTGCTGACACAGGACCAGACCAATTAGCTTATATACAAACAAATCCTATAACTAGAAACTTACCTGCACAAATACAAAAAGCTATTACACAAGAAGATGACTGGTTAAAAATACAAGATTTGTACAGTCAAATGATTGGTAAGTCAGGATTTCAAATAGTTAACAAAGCTGGACAAGCTGTACCGTATACATTACCTGGTAGGTTAATGCCTAAGACAGGTTCTTTAGTTACAAACAGAATATTACAAAAAACAGGCATTAATCCTGATGCTGCATATAGAACATTTGGTAGCTGGGCTGGTGAAAAAGCTAGAAAAGTTAGAGAAGTTATACCTACAAGACCTACACGTTTACTTAGAGTAGAAGACTCTGTTGATGAAGTAGTAGACACTATGGATAGTGTAGGCAAAACATATCTTGCACGTAAAGCTGACCAAGGTGTTATGAGTTATACAGAACAATTAGCAGAAGGTATAGAGCTACCTGCATTTGAAAGATACTTAGGTTTTAGTTCTAACTTTAATGCTAGTTACAATCCTTGGTTTAGAAAAACATTGGGCGTAATACCTGAAATGGGTATACCTCTTAACAACATTGAAGTAGGTTATAGACAATTAGGTTCACATTTACAAATTAATGGTTATGACCCAGGTGAAGCATCTAAGATATTAAATAACTTTTTAGATATAGACCCTGGTGATAAAACAGCTATTAGAAAATTTGCTAGTGAACAATCAAGTCGTGATATAGAACTTGTTAAAGCTAGAGGTGGTAACTGGACATATGTTGCAGAAG